AAATGGTTGGAAGAACTGATTTGTTTCTGATACAGTTACAGACCCTCTGTTACTGGAAACATTAAGAGAGAACTGTCTTCTAATTTGCAGTTCAGAATTACTCAGGTCTACATTTGAAATGTAAGATTCTGGCAGCCTCGTTGTGAGACTGGAATTTTTCGAATTGATCAGATTTGGTCTGAGAAGTGTGAAGTCGCTTGTCTGGATTTCTGTTGTGGTGAGACCTCCATCACAAACTCCACTTACACTAGCTCCAAGTGAAACAAGAGTAATGGTTGATCCATCAGATGAAAGAGATCCAACTCTATTGAATGTTGGATCAGAGAAACCACTTCTGTTGTAAGTTACAATATCGCCAGTTTTAATTCCAACAGAGAATCTATTTCCTGGAGCGGTTACAATACCAGCTACTCCAATAGTAAAGTTGGTTCCAACTGGAGCAAAAGAAAATCTATTAGAAAGAACGGTATCAGCATTAAAAGTATTGATGCCAACAGTTTGATAGATAGACTTTACATCATCAAAAGAATACTCTCTAACGGAAGTAATGACTCTACTATCTTGAATACCATTAATGATGATTGGTTCATCATTAATGAATTGTCCGTTTGTGGATGTGAGTGTAAGTGATTGAGAAGAACTTACATTATTCTTCAAAAATCCTTTGGCACCACTTCTTGCACCTTCAATCAGTGCAGGTGTGGTTTGAGTAAGATTAGAACTTACCGTTACTTCTGTGAATGTTTGAACATCATACAAATATACATCATACTTAGATGCATCATTAGAATATGTAGATGACTCCAGTTTATAATCATAAACTTTGGCATTTCCAATTTCTGCACCAGAAGCCGTTCCACCTACAGTCCCAACTCTTTGATCTCTAAGACTTACAACAGCAGTAGTGCCGAAACCAACGACAGGTGATCCAAATGCGTTGTTAATCTTGAGATAACTTACACCATTAAAGACAAATGATGCAGTATCAATGGTCTTTGCATCTCTTGGTTTTTCTACATCAATATATGATGTATTGAGTTTTTCGATATCATATCCCCTAACATATGCCTTACCAGGAGAAACCTGATACAACATCAAATCATTACTTGGTGTGCCACCTTGAGCCGTTTTTTGAGTTGGTAAATAAACACCACCATTACCCTGTCTGTTATTCAAAGACTCTTTAACAGACACTTGGAATGGTTTCACATAGTAATCACCACTTTCATCAAAAGTTCTTCTAGCTAACTCATCGCGGATGAGATTATAATCAGTTTTCTTAACAAACTTCTGTGTTCTTCCATTTTCTAATCTAATCAGTTCAATAAAATTCTCATCATTAAACTCATCAAGACCTTTCTTGATCAGTGTTGTTGTAATTTGGAATCTGTCTGCACCAGGAGCTGTTGCATTAGAGAAACCAGCTGCGTTATCAAATAGACTTGGGTCATCATAAGCAGTTACAATATTTTCATCGATGAAGAGACCAACTCTATAGTTTGGAGTTGCATCATATTGATCGAGAATAACCGTTTGGGATAATACTTTTACGAAAAATCCACGAATAAAGTATACACCTTCTTGAATTGCAGCTGCGCAACCAGTGGAAGTTGCATTTGATGCAATACAAGTAGCAAATGGATTATTAGATGTGATGCGGGAAAGACCGTACTCAATATTCGTATCAGTGATTAGGTTTTCTCCATCAGAAAAAGTTTCAGTGGAGAAATCACTACCCGACTTAGAATATTTTACATAAAGTGTATTATTGCCTCTTTCAGAATCCTTATCTAAAAGGTAATTTACTACAGTGGCTTCTACCCCAGACTGAGAACCTCTAATTTTCTTACCGACAAGTTGTTCAAGATACTCTGATAGTGGAATACCAAGGAAAGTATCATTTAACTCCACTGCGTAATACAGTGGGTCATATGCAATTTGACCAGGAATAACTACGGAACCTTCTTTGAAGAAGTGTTGACCAAATCTCTCAATTTGATTTTGGAGAATTGTCTGTAGCTGAGTTAATTCTCTTGCCTGTACTGGACTAGCGGGTTTAAAAAGTACCCGATTAAAGTTCTTGTCTTCATTAAAGTCATCATAATACGGAGAAACATTGAGGTTAGTCTCTTGGGGCATTTTCTTAGAACTCTAATACGATTTTGATGTCTTCTTTCTGAGTGGCACTGCGTTGAATCGCTGCCCTGTTATCTATGTATAAGATCTCACCAGAATATTTTTGAACTTCTGGTAAAGCAACACCTTGAACAAAACTTTGTCCAAGTTGAACTGATGCAGATCCAACAGTCGTTGCAGTTCCAGGATTTGCGGAAGTACCAAAACTAGTTTCGATACCAAGAGCATCTCCACCCGTTTGCCCACTGACCACATATGTTCCACCAGCACCAATTTGCGAAGTGAAATCTATACTTCTAAACCCATACGCAGTTGACCCAAGGCCAACTGGTGTATACAATTTCAAAACACCAGTTGATGAATCCCAGTTAGCCACATAACCAACTGCGGTGGATCCAACACCAATCGTTTGATAAACTGGAGTATCTACGGTATATGTAGTGTTTGCAATATCACCACCAGTTAAGTTTCTCAGTTTTAATGCTGTTAAAGCACTTGCTCTTGATTGAGTGAGTAAACTACCAGCTGGAGTAAGTGGATTATTGATGACACCTACTCTTGCAAAGTCATTTCCAGTGATAAAATCTGGGTTTGAAGCGTCATTTTCGTAACGAGAATAGAGAAGAACTCTAAAAGCACCCAATTCTTTGTAAATATCATATCCATGTCCACCTGGGGGAGGAGTAATAACTTCAAATTGGGCTACAGATGTTGTACCAACACCAACTGCGGAGAGACCTGCAATTGCACCACCAGTCTCAGCACCAGGAGCACCAGGATAAAATTGAATTGTTCCTCTGGTGTATCCAGTGCCACCGTTAGTAATCGCAACGTTGGACACTTTACCCTGAGAATTTACAGTAACACTAGCCTTACCACCAGTTCCATCTCCTAGAATTGGAATATTGGAGAAAGTAGTAGAGATTGGTTGATAACCTCCACCAGCATTAACAATCAATGCTGTCTCAATTTTTCCATCAACTGCATTATTTTTTACGTCGGCCGTATCTCCAGTTCCCCAATCTCCTGGGACTGGAATGAAATCAATTGAGTCAAATTTGATAATATCTGATGGATTAATCGTGTACAGATATTTCCAAACATATCCATCACCACTAGTTCCTGCCGATCTTGGTTCAAGACTAGTAAATGTTGGTTCATCAAGAGATCGAGCTCCAAGTGGATTCTCTGGAGTTTGACCGTTGTTAATACAAAGATATACTCTGTACTGACTATTCACCACATAATACTTTGCATCATAGAGGTTAGTCGATGATGTTTGAGGACTCAAATTTGTCCTGGTATAGTTGTTTTTGTACATTTCATAGACAGTTCCAGATGTCCATGTGTACTTTTTAACTAATCTCTTTACATCACTCGTAGTGAGTTTTTTGAGAGCGATCATGGTATCATAATCGTCATTATACTCTCTAAACCCATCTTTAGGAGCTGGTGTATTGGTATTCCAATCAGTAGTACCATACCCAGCACCTACGTCCTGAGAGTTTGGCAATCCAATAAAAGTGTAATAGGACTGCGAAGTGTCCGCTACACCAGCGACGAAATTCGCAGCATTTAATATTCTAAATTGATCTGAAATAATCGCGGGCATTTTATTAGACAGACTTTTTGTTTTATTTATGATGTCTGATCAAAGTCACTATAGTTTTCACTGAGTTTTTCAATTCTAACTACCACAGGAGCAGTTGTTAGTCCAGTATATCCATTTTGATTGTCAATAGTGAACGACTGTGGATTTAAGACATCTCTGGTGAAACTGTGGAATCTTCCCCAACTGTAGTTGGCGATTTTTGGAGAAATACTAGTTGTACCAAGTCCAGCCAAAGACCGAACATTGGAGTAAACCGTAACAATACCAGAATTTGAAGTTACCACTTGATCTGCACGATAAACATTGTCAATGAATGTTGTTCCAACACCAATGGCACTATTATCAACGTTAATAGACGTTAATCCATTACCAACTACAGAGTTTGTGACAACATAGTAGTAACCAGTTTGAATTCCACTCTTTGTGATACCACCAAATCCAGCTTGTTCAAGGAAAGAACTTGAATCAAGTTCAAATTGAACCATTGGACTGATAGTTCCAACTCCAGTTGCACTAGTTCCAACTCCAACGACAAGTCCATAATCACCGTCACATTCAACACTAGTAATGGTTTCAATCGTAACTGGTTCTACAGAGATTAGAACCTCTACGGACTTAGTTGAATCATACCCAAATCCTCCATCATTTACGGTGATGTTGGATATTGTTCCAGCGGCCGATACTGTTGCAGTTGCAGCTGCAGAAACAGTTTCAGGAACACTGTATGCAATATTCGATGACAAGCCAACTGTTACCAGTTTTCCACCACCAAAAGTTAATCCATTGTAATCGGTTCCAACACCAACAAACTTCTTATACCAAGTGTTTGTATCTACGGAATTAAGAACCATTCCACTCTGCCCAATTGCAACCCAAACGTTGTCATTGTAGTAGACTGAATTTAAGTTGAATGTTGACCCAGAAGAAACAACACTCCATGTCAATCCGTTGTCAGTTGATCTTACAACGGATCCAGCTGCACCAACGGCGATCCACTTATCATCTGCATAGTGAACATCATTAAGTCTTGTTGTGATTGAAGTGGTTGTTACACCAGTCCAGATTTCACCATTTGTAGATCTAAGAATGGATCCATTATCACCAACAGCAACAAATAGATCACCACGACTGTCAACTCCACGGAGATTTTGTGAAGAATACTTGCTTGTAATTACAAAGGCGGTTCCAAAGCCGGAAGATCCTTGTTCTGTAAAGACGATAGTTCCAGCAGCTCCAACAGCAACACCTTTTGTAGATCCACCAGAGAAAGCGTTAAGATCTTGAGTGAGTGCAGTATCAGAATAACTGTATAAGAACCCGTTTAGAGTTCTACTGTATATCGTTGATTTATTGAAGGTAGAGAAATCAGTACTGATTGCAACCGTTCCACCGAGACCAACAGCAATAATCGTGCTTGATACTCTATCAACTCCAAAGAATGTTCCAAATCCAGTAGTTCCAGTATCATTCCAAGATACGGCATCGGAAGAGGTATTAATTCCAGATGTTGTTCCTGCAGCAACAAATACACCAGAGTAGTAAGTTACATCATTGTATTCGACATCAGTGTTTGAAGTTGATTGTGTCCAGGTCTTACCAATTTCCTTAATTTGTTGATAAGTGGTTGCGAAAGAAACTGTTGGAACAGTTTCATATCCAAGACCAGGATCTGTCACAGAAATTGAAGAGATGGTTCCACCAGCCGAAACTGTAACCGAAGCATCTGCCTGATCCACATTGTTATCTCTAATTATCTTGATACCAAGACCAGGAACTCTGTTTCTGTTTGTTCTATTATCATATGCACTAAAGATTGGGAATGCATTTTCAACAAAAAGAACATTGGAAGAAACACCAACATTTTGAATAATTCTAGTAGTTGGTTGTAGTTTTGCAATTAGAGGAGTTCTTGACTTAGGTAATTCCTGACCATCAATGATCAAATCACTGGTTTGTTTTTCCCAAGAAACCATTCTTGTGAAAGTTGGATCGGTGTTAATGCCAGCACCACCATACAAGTTGGTTTGAACCTTACTCACTCCAGTAATGTCAGTTACAGTTCTTCTTAATTGTTGTACAAAGTTTTTCTCTCTCTGAAGTTGAAGTTTGTCTCCAGTTTTAATAGTTTGAATTGGAGTACCACCATCATCCACATCAGTATTAGATCCTCTGAAAAATATGACTTGAAGTTTACTGCCAGCTTTTGGTGCTTCAGTAAATTCAATTTGAGTACCACCATTGAAAATGTAATTCTCTCCAGGTCTTTGAAGAACATCATTCAAAACAACAAGCAAATTATTAGCCGGTGCAATAGAAGTATCATTTGAACCAATGTTTATGATTTCTTGCAAGAGACGGGTTCTAAGTGTGAATACTTTTCTAGACCCATTAAATTCATTGGAGAAATCATACAGTGGTAAAAGTTGACCAAAACTAAATCCAGAGAATTTGTCATTATATGTCTCATCTACAGTAAATGTAAATGCACTGAATCCTGCACCAACATTTGAATCTGTTGGAATACCGGCAACTGTAAGAACATCGCCATTGGCATATCCAATTCCACGATTAGTGATATCAAAGTCAATTACACTACCACCAGTACCAACTACAATTGTCGCTTTAAGACCGCTGCCTTGACCGCCAGTAAACGAAACATTTGAATATGCTGTTGGAATACCAACAATAATAATTGGCGGAGTTGTAGATGCATATCCAGTGCCACCACTTATAGTAGTAATTCCAGTAACAGTTCCAGCTGAACCAACGGTTGCAGAAAGAACAGCGGTGGATCCAATTCCAAGAGGATTCAAGACTTGAATACTAACAGAATCGGAAGATCTATAACCAGATCCACCACCAGTTACGGTAACAGATTCAATAGAACCAGCACCATTAATAATTGCAGTTGCTGCAGCCGCAACAAGGTTCTGATATCCAGATCCAAATCCTACAGTAACACGATTTACAATTCCGCCTCTAGGGAGACTTTCTCTATCATCTCCACTAAAGAAGATAGATGCACCAATACCAGGATCTTGTTTTTGATCCATTGTATAATCAACAATCGGTCTCTGGAAGATGTTGTTGATTAGAACAACACCATTATTAATAACTTCTCCAGATCCTCCATCACCAGATTTGGTGGTTACAATTCCTGTAACATCTTGATCATTTTGTTGTAGTGTAAACGTCTTTCCAATACCAGTAAATCCATCCGAGATATCATCAAATACGAAGTTTGTTGTTGGATCTTGTCGGTTAAAGATACGTCCAGCAAAACTGGATTGTGTAGAAATACCAGGTTGTAGAGTGTTGACACCTACAGGTCCATATGGAGGATCAATGAAGTGAATTACATCTTTAACGATGTGGAAATCACCGGCTTTCATGGTAACAGCCGCACCGACTGTGTGTGCAGCAGCTGAACTACCAAGAACACCGCGATTTACAACAAGAACATTTGTTGATCCAAATCCAACAGTAGTAATCTGCAAGATTTCACTGTCAATTTCAAGAAGATCGTTAACAGTAATAGATGTAACTCCAACAACTTTAATCGTAGTTGATCCAACACCTACGGCTTCAGTAAGAGCGACACCAACGTTCCTCTTATAAAGAGGCGACTGAATAATTCCATCAAGATCAATGATAACTCTATTATCTGGGTTAATTACATCGAATGAATGTAAAGATCCAGTTCCAACTGAACGGAATGTAAGTGGTTCGTTGTTAGTGACAGCAGTGTTTAATCCCGCCAAAGAGAAGTTATTGTTGTCAATCTTGATGACAAAGAGTTGACTTGGTAAGAAACTTGTGGAAACTCCACCGATAACTTTGTTTGTGGTTTCAATACCAACTCTATTGTTTCCATATACTTCATTACCAGGATCATATTTAATTTTCTCACCAGTTTGGAAATTATGATTATTAATTCTAATAATAGAAGATCCTACAGAAATTACAGAGGAGTCGGATCCATCAAACGCCTTGGTGAATGGAATTTCACTTCCGTTATTTGTAGTGAGTCTAAATGATGTTAGACCAACCAGTAAAGCACTTGTAGTTGTTCCAATTCCTGTGAAACTTCCAGAGATATCATCAATATTATCAACTTTGTTAGAAACAATATTGATAAATGTGGTGATCTTTTTGTTTTGGAATGTAATAAACTTAGAAAGACCGTTGGAAATTGTTTCCTCTGAGGCAATGTCAAAATCATCTCTAGTATAGAATGATTTCAAGGTATCAATGTTAATGAACAGGGAAGTATTAGCTGCACCAGCAGTAACTCTTAAGTCTCTACTTCTAGCAAAACCAGCAGTAGAATTAGAAGAAATTACAAGATCGGAGAACTTCTTATATCCTGTTGGGTGAATAATACTTTCAACGGGATCCTTCCAAGTTTTTTCCTGAACCTCACTCTTAATAGAATATGAGAAACCTTGGTAGTAATCATTATCTTCCAGTTTTTGGAAGTCATTATTTAATTTACCAGTGTCTTTTTGCCAACCCTTTGGTCTTTCGGCTTTATATCCAGTGTTGAAGAACTTCTCATATGATCTTACATCAACGACTGTTCCTTCTGCACCAGAAACAGATCCCTTGATAACATGACCATTTCCAATTTTAGAATTCGTATTTTCAATTCGTAAAGTATTTGTGATAGAACTATATCCATCATTCTCAAATACAACACCAGACCCATTTGATCCATAGGTGACGTTTTCACCACTCAAGAACTCATCAGCTTCTACCTTTACCTCAAAAGTTGGCAGATCTCTTCGTCTAATGACTCTACCAGCACTATTATTTGGATCAAAGGTTCCACCAGTTGTTCCAAGTCCAGTAATTGAATAAGTAATTTGTGCCGTGGTTGGATTTCTAGTAGCAACAGTAAAGAACACATAGTCATAATCATCAGAATTATATCCACCAGTTGTTAGAGGAGATGTTGTAACTCCAACACCTTCTACAAAGATCTTGTCCCCAACCGCAAATGGGAAGTTAGATCCATCTGCAGCCCAACCACCTGTAGGTTGAGAGATTGTTAAGAAATTAGTTGATCCATTTGAAGACGCGGTTACAATACCGATACCATTACTGTTTCTAACCGCAAATATTCTTGCAGGATTAGAAACATCATTAAATCCACGAGCACTACTAAGAATATCAACAGAATCAACCGATGTTCCTTCAAGATTTGCACGAAGTTGAATATCTGGTCTACCAACTACAACGATATCTGGGGGTGTCAGATAATTTCTTCCAGTCGTTACAACTCCAACCTCAGTAATCTTATAGTTCTTCGTTAAAGTAACAAAATCTGGAATATCAATCGTTGGTTTTACCGATTTGTCTGATGGATAATCAAAACCAATCTTTACAACTTCATCAAATCTTGATTTACCAATGTTTTCATCATAAACACGAAGAACAGCATTGAAACCTGAGGTTGTTCTTACGGTGCTGATTCCAGGAGACTTCTCATAACCAACACCAGAGAAAGTAACGTTAACTTCATTGATTGGACCAACAGCTGTAGGTGAGTTAGTTACATATTTGAAAGTAGTAATTCCAGATGATGTATATGAAGAAGATTCTGGTTTTTCCTCAACTTGATACTTGTATTGAGTAATAGAAGTTGTTGTAATTCCAAAAGTTCCAGAATATACACTATTGGTAACTACGATTTTGGAACCATTGACGACATCTTTATCAGGAACACTATCTCTCTTTGATACATCAATGGTATCAAGATTGGTTGGGATTAATCTATAGTATAGAACAGAAGGAACATTTTCGGAAAGTTTGAGATTTACTAAAGATCCGGCCGAACCAGATGTTCCACTTCTAGTTACTTCGGTACTAATACCAAAACCATCATATCTGTTGATGAAGTTTTGATCCTCAAAGAACTCAAGTCTAAGATCTGACAAACTACCATCAGAAACAGCAAATCCAATAGTTCTGCCTCTAGTGGCAGTTATCAAAGGATTAATCTTTGCAATCTTGTGAGTACCAGATCCAAAAGTTGTAATACCAATATAATTGTCGTTAAATCTTACAGCATCAGTGTAATTTGTTGACAGTCTGAATCTATTATCATCGACCTTTTTAATATAATATTCGCCTTTGTTGATAAGAGGTGATGCTGGATTTGATGAAATATAAAGTACTTTGTCACCACTCTCAAACTCATGGTTATTGATTGTAATAATAGAAGATGAAGTACCGACTCCTACAGCAGAAGTTGTAAAATACTTTGGATCTACAATTGTTCTTCTAGCAACAGTATCATATTCAATAGATTTGGATAATGTAGAACTTGGTAGAACATTTACCGTTACTTTATCATTTGTTCTCAAATTGTGGCTAGTACTAGTACCAACGGTGACATCATATCTCTTTACAGAACCAACATATTCTTTATTCTGTGTTGTAAATGAATGTTCTACGCCAGTATCATTTTGAACTGGTAAGAAGTATAGAGATGTTGAAGTTGTTCCAATTCCAGCTTGAGTTGTTGTGATACCAAGGAGATTTTGACCTTTATTAACTGCATATACAGTTTGACCATCAACAAGATCAAATGGATTTGCTAGGTTTAAAGTATTCGATACAGTTAAAGCTACTCCAACAAGTCCTCTACCATAGACCAGTTTTTCTCCAGTTCTAAAACCATGATTTGTAATCGTAATACTATTGTCCGCAGTAGAGCCAGAGGGAGGTAATTCATGATTTGCAAGGATTGTTCCATCGTTTGATTTTACCCGTATTACAGTAGTTGTTCCAACCCCAGCAACAGACTGAACAACTACTGTTGTCCCGATACCGATAGAATTTTGTGGATTAAATACAATCTTCTTATTTGGATCAATAGACAGATCGGTTTTAACGCCAACGATAAAGGTAAACTTCCGTTCATCTACCGTCAACAGTTCACCAGCCGCATGGGAAGTTACAAGTCCTGCTTGACGACGAACTCTATAGTTATTATTTCCACGATCAATAGACAGAACGCGAAGTCTTTCTGGGGTCGATCCTACGATTAATACATCGTCTACAGAAATTGCATCAGATGATCCAGAAAGTTCCAGGTTGAGGGTTGTGGTAATTCCTGTTACACCACTTGTACCAATACCAACATCAAGTCTAGCTGTTACAGAAGAAACTGCAATTGTTCGTACACCTTCAATAAAACTGAGTTCACCAGTTCCAATACCACTTACAATTACAATATCATTGTTTGACAAATTATGAGAAGTTGTTGCAATACCAGTTACAACTTGATTATTATAGTTAAATGCGATGTTAGAAACCGTAGTTTCTGCATAGGAAATTTGATTAATTCCTTTTCCAACAACCGTTTTAATTTTTGCTGAAGCGGAGTTGCCACCAGATCCTTGATTGTTAAAGACCAGTCTTTCTCCAACTTTATATCCTTCACCACCATCAATTACGGTAACTGTACTAATACCGATAGGTTTGATAGATCTTACTGAAAGTTCTGTGGATTGTAAATTGTCAGTGACAAGATAATCATATTCAGATCCTACAAATCCAAATTTATATGGATATGTATTTCTTACAAGATTACCACTATTCAAAATAGGAAGAGATTGAATAGAAGATGGTTGATCATTAAATGAATTTTTCTTAAACTTAAATCCATTTAATACATATGGGAATAGAGGTTCCCTGTTACTTACAAACGGAATTTCAGAACTATTTGATGCATTAATTGTGCAGAAATATGCATATATCCCATTGGGATATTCAGGAGTCTTACAGAATCTACCATTATATTCATCTAAGTCGCCATCAGCTGTATAATTCCAATCATCTACAAAGAATCCAAGAGGATATATCGATGTTGGTGGTCTGTTTGACTTAGTATCTAAAGTATAACTTGGGATCAATCTACGAACAGTTCCACCAGTTGCTGACGAATATCCATATGGACCATAGATGGGAGATCCATCATAAGCCCAACCAACAATAGGTGAGTGAGAAACTGTTGACTTTTCTGCAAAATTATTTTCGATATTATCACCAAGAATCAATCTCAGTTTTCTTGATAAGTATGCATGAGTATACTTACTACCATAATCTGTATTTTGGCTTGGAACAACGATGCCATCATCATTTTCATTAATAGTCTTTTTGTACTTTTGTACAAGATCGACATTCCATTCCTTGACATCAGCTCTAAATTTAGCACCACTGCCGACGGGAGTTACTGTAACAGTTGTGTCTCTTTGTAAGTAACCTACTCCCTTATCTACGATGGTTATGGATGTGATGACACCATTAGTGACAGTAGGCAGAAGTTTGGCATACTTTCCACTTCCATTGATAGTTAATGTTGGAGGAGTTACATATCCACCACCACCAGACTTAATTAGAGCTTGATTAATTTCGCCATTTAGAACTACGACATCAATCTCAGCTCCACTACCATTAGAAACGGTTACATTGGGTCTTCTATGTACGTTAAACGTATCAGTTACTCCATATCCACTTCCAACGTTTGTAATTTGAACATCACTTATCGATCCAGTACAAACAGGTTTAACTCTGGGATTTGAAATAGAAGTATTTGCAACACCAGAAACTACATCAATACTTACATTGATGTCTGGATACTTGAATGTATGTGTACCAGCTCCAACCGATCTAAGGTTAACAAAACTATTCTTGTCAAAGTTTTGAACTGTGGATGTTGTACCAATACCAGCGTCAGCAACTCTAAATCTGTTTGTATCTACTTTAAGGACATAATAATTCGTCGATGCAGAAAGACCTTCGATTACACTTCCACTTGAAGAATACTCAACAAGATCTCCAGATTTAAATCCATGGTTTCTAAAATACACATAGTCATCAGATGTGTTAATACCGCTTCTAATATCGTCAGAAATTGAAGATGGTGGATAGATTACAGAATTTACAGTTGTTTTTCTGTTTGAATATCCAGATCCAGAATTTTCAATTACAATTTTATCGATTACATTTCTTTCAGTTGTGGCTCTAAGTGTATTAGTACCAGCAGACTTACTTGTCAGGTTGATTGGATTTGATCCAGCCAAAGCATCATCATATCTGTTCATTAATTGAACAATTGTATCACTTACCTTATGAACATAATAAAGTGATCCATTAACAAGACCACCAACGGAAGCATAGTTGTCTGCCTTACTATAAACTACAGATTCACCATTAAAGAAGAGGTGATTTGATCGGAATATAATTTGATTACCAGAGGTATTAACATCAATATCTGCATTAAATGTTTTTGTGTTTCTCTGTGGTCTAAGTCTTGCAGAGGCTGTTGCACCAGAACCATTACCACCAGTAATTTTTACAGAGGGAACTCTTTTAATATCATATCCACCATAAAGCAACTCAATAGACTTGAAAGTTCCATTTTCAACAACTGCATATGCAGTTGCTCCAGAACCAACCGTATCACTAATGTGAATGTTTGGTGGATTGTTTACATCATATCCAGATCCACCATTTTCAACATCGATATTCTCCACTGATCCGTAATAGATCGAATCTCCAGATCTATTTGAAAGAATTTCAACACCATTGTTGAACATTCCAATATTTTCATTTTTAAGGGGTTTATCAAATTCTTTAAGTTCTGGTGTTACAGGGAACTCTCTTAAGAAATTTTGATATTGTAGTTTTGTATTAGAAAGTTCTAGTGGAAGGATGTAATGGGTTGTGCCAGCTGCAGTAAGACTGATAAATCTCTTGAAAGATGCATCAGAAGAACTATTCGAAAGAGAAATCGTATCTGTATCAATTCTAGTTACAACATAAGTGGTTCCTGATATCAGTCCACCAATCGCACTAGTTTCGGAAGAATACTTAATCAAATCTCCATTGTAGAATCCATGATTAACAATACCAATAGTAGTTCCACTTACATCACTTGATTGGAAGGTTTTTCTTCTATTAGTTGCATAAATTCTATACGATGGCAAAGAGCCAGAAGTTACATAGAACTTTTGTCCATCAACATGGGAGTACGTGTTTTGAACATTTGATAAAAATGCAGATACACTATTTGATGATGAATTACTAGAAGCAAAATTTAGATTTCTTCTTACACTATATGTTTTAGATGTATTAATAGAACCAGAGGTTATATTAATTTTAAATTCAAGTGAACTAATAACTTGACTTACTGTTCCCTCAACATTTGATGGAATTGCAGAACTCTCATCAATAAGAGTTACCGAATCCTCCAACTGAAGAAGGTGTGGGCTAACAGTAGTAACGTTGTTAGTTACTGTGTTAATAACCGATTTGTTAGTATCAACTCTTTTTGCAACTTTAGTTTTGGTTTTTAAGTTGTGTAACCAAGAATTCAGTCTATAGTTATTAGATGATGATACATTACCTAGTTTTTTTGGTACAATAACATCATTTGAACGCAGATAACCAACGTCGTCCAGATCAACACCAGAAACAACCGACGTTAGTCTAAAGTAGACTGGTTTTGTGGAATCACCATCTTCAAATGCATATACGGTTCTCAATCCTCTTACAAATTCCCCATCAGAGTAAGAAGATGTGATACCTGTTACACCAAAGAACTGATTTGAAGATTTACTTGTATAGGTAGCAATCCCTACCGTTTGACCAGCACCAACGTACAGTGATCCCGTGTTTCCAAAACCAAGGGTTGAATCTACGGTCACCACCGTTGCGCCAATGGCTACATTTTTCAATAAAGTAGAAGAACCAGTTACAACAAACTCACCAACTTCAGATCCCTTACTTAAACTAATGAGATAATACTCTTTATTATTTCTCTGTTGTCTCTGAATATTAAATATCGACCCAGTTACTCCTTCGTTATCAGTTTGATACAAGGTCTGTCCAATAACCTTTGTTGGATCACCACTGATGGCTTCTACAATTAAATCATCAGTTACTAGATAGTCTGCATCAGATGGTGCAATCAAATATTCAATTGGTTTAATAACTTCCGATCTCTCATTGTAGAGAACGTTGAAAAGAATTTTTACGGCTTCATCCGTTCCCTTCGAAGCGTAAAAATCTTTAGCCTGACGTAAGAAATTAGCTTTGTCTACTGCATTATCGAGGGTTCTATCCTCAAATCCAGGCAGAAACTGTTCTTTTGTCTTCTTCCAAAACTCTTGCAGAAAAAGATTGCTGAGATTTTGAACCCTAGCTGACGTAATGTGATCAGATGCGTCAGAACTTGTGAATACCAGACTTTCTGGTTGATTTGATTTATGTAAACTCTCTACACCACTAAATCCACGAACACATCCAGTAAATGAGGTCGCAGTTTTCCCTGTATATGTGATAATCTCATTACCAATTTTCAGGAGACCATATTTTTCTGGCCATCCAGTCGTAGATACTACATTAATGGTGTCGGTATAAGAACTTACCGCACTAGTACATGTAGTAAACCCGACAAGATTGTCGTTACCACTAAAAGTCTCTACTTTTTGATACTCATTTAAATTTGTAATGATATCAATTGGACCACCTTGATATTCTTGTGCAAGGTAGTATTGTTTTAAGAAATCAATGAATAGTGGACTTTCTTCTTGTACAAAAGAAGGTAATTGACTTCTAACGATCTGATTGATCTGGACTTTCTTGGAAGCGGTGTCGATCATTA